CTTTTGCAAAATCTTCAAATTGTTTATTTTCTCCTTGTTTATTTATTAAATTTTCATGCTGTATTTCTTCTATTAATATGTTTTGTTTTAATGTTGCAAATTGTGCTTCTCTTTTACCAGATATAGTTTTGCTACCATTATATCTTTCAAAGTTTTCTAGTTCATTTAACAATCTTTCAGCTTCTTCATAGTCAGCATTAGGATCACCTTTAACTGCTACAGATTGAATTTTTTGTGTATAAGAATTATAAATAGAATTATTAAATATTTCATCAGATAAAAGTTTAGATCCATTTATATTTTTATCTAATTGTTTAATTTTATCTACAGCACCAGGCGTACCAATAAGAGAATCTGCATCTCCTAATAATAAACTGCTATCAATAGATTCTATTCTTTTTTTAAGATCATTAGATCCCAACATATGCTCTTCATTAAATAATCTAGCTGTTTCATATAATGTATTTTTATGTTTTTCTTTTAATTTTTCATTTGTTTCTGTTTTGTATTTTGCAGCACCTGCTTGGATTTCTTCATTGTAAATTTTGGCACTCTCTTTTTCATATGCTTTAAAAGAATTTTGTTTTAAATGATAAATATTTTCAGAATTTTCTAAATCAATAGATTGTTCTACTAACTTTTTAACTCTTCTGTTTTGAATGGTAGATAATTTGTTTTGTAATAAAGGAGTAAATGTTTGTTTATAATTACTTATAGATTCTTCTTCACTAATGTTATCTTTTTGTGATTGGATAATTTTATCTGTTTCTGATTTTAATTCCAATACTGCTTTTTTTGCAATTAATTTTTCTTCATTATCTCTTTTTTTAATATAATAGTCTTGTGCTACTCCTGATATAGAAGCTAAAGCTCCCCCAATAGTTTTAGTTGGATCTATTTTTATGTTAGATTGAATAGATCCTACTTGTGCAGTTGGTATAGATTTGGATGTAAAAGTTGGAATTTTTGGCATAATAATTATCCGAATGTTTTTAATAAACTTTGACCTGCTTGTGCGTAATAACCAAGTTCTGCTGTTTTAGCTTGTTGTTTAGCTACTTGTCCTTGCATACGAGCAAAATTTGCTTTTTCTAATTGTTGTGATTGTTTTACTTTAGAATTGTAAGTTTTAATATCTTTTTCTATTTCTGCTTGTTCTGCGTTATATCTTAATACTCTTAAACCAGATCCTGAAAGTTCAACATTAGATGTTAATACTGCTGTTTTTGTCTTGCCTTGTAATTCATAAAATTGTTGGTCAAATCTAGCAAGATCAAATTCATTTTGTTTTTCAATCATTTCAGCTTGTTGTTCTGAAACTGTAGCATTTCTTTCTTGAACAGCTTGATTATATTTTCCTGCTGCACTTGATTGTTTAGCAGCAGCTACAGAAGAAACTGCGGAAATACCTCCAGATACCATTCCAATTTTTGCAACTGTAGACGCTGCAGCAAACCAAGCCATTAGAACAACCTCGCATATCTATAATGGTCTGAACCATCAAATCCGTATTTTTTCATTAATCCTTCTTCCTTTAATCCTAACCATTTAGCAAATTTTAAACCCATAGTAAAATCTGCTCTTACAGCAGTTTGTACCCTGTGGATTTCGTTTTCTTTTGCCAATCTTGCAAAGTTCTTTTTAATAGCTCTAGCAATAACCAATGGATGATTCCAAACTTTACTACTTGCTAACACCCAACCTTCTGCAACTCCATTCCAAATAATTTTCATACCAGCAGACGCAATAGGTTCGTCATTAATGATACAAGTATAAGCTAAACCTGTTTGTTCTAATTCCATTGCTTCTCCTTCAAATTGAGCATCTTTATCCATAAGAACATGGTTCATTTGGTTGGCTAGAATAATCTTACCATGTTTTGAAATATAAGGCACTATTTGTAAAATATTTTTAGTCATTGGTTTGCAATTCTGGGTATAATGATAAAACAGTCAAAGGTAAAGGTTGAGTTTGTCTAACAAATATAAATCCATCTGTATCGTAATTACCTCTAAACTCTACCGCTTTGTCTCCTGTGAATGTAGGTATACCCTGATCCATTACATCTGAAGATGTACGGAAGGGTATTCGTTCCATATCAGAAAGATTAGGTCCTACTTCTACTCCTACACTCTCATACAGTCGTACTGTAATTTCGTAAATTCTTTTTGTTTTTCCTTGAGATGTACCATTTTGAGAACCAGCATCTAATCTCATAGTTTGTAAAATAGAATTGTATCCTAGTCCTACTTTTACATTAGTAGAAGATCTATCTAAACTAATAGAACCAGAAGAAACTACTTTTGTAGGATGAGTTGCTCCATCTGCTAATATGTGAACTGTTTGACCTTCTAAATGATCTAATCCAGAAAGAGTAGTAACAGCAGTTCCACTATAAGCTAAAGCACTATCTAAATAGTTAAAAGTAGTATTATCTGTTTCTGTAAAATCAACATTGTTTAAATATTCTACATACCTTCTACTAGAACCATTTACAGTTCTTTTAATAATAACATATACTTGATATTCCGTATCATCAGTTGGTATAACCGCAACACTTTCGCAAATAGATTTTCCTTCGCTAGTTGTAGTAAGTCTAGCAATGTCAAAACTAGAAACAGTTAAATAATCTAAACCTGTAGATACCACTTCTTTAATAGTAACTACGTTAGTAGAAACAGTAGCGGTAAAATTAGCATTTGCATCAATAAGAGTTTTTAAATTAGTAGCTGTTTGGTTGTTGCTAGTAGCGTTGTGAAAAAATCCAGAAGTAGCAGAAGTGGCAGAAGTAAAAGTGGTAGTTGTGCCATCTGATTTTTTTAAAACAATTCTTGTTCCATTTTTTATATTTGCGTAATCTGTAACTGTAATAGTAGCTGTTCCAAAGATACCTCCAAAAATATGTCTGTGCCAAGCTGTTACTTGTTGTTCTCTTTGGTAAGTTAATCCTACTAACTCTCCATCTCCTCTAACAGCATAAATAATTTGATTAGGTTCTTGTTGGTAAGCAATTTGTGTTAGTCCACCTTCAGTAATATGTTCTGCAAGGATTGTCATATCAGGAGCTAGATAACCATCTACATCAAAGTTATAGGCTAGTTCTCTAATTTTTCTTTTTGCTCTTTGTAGAAATAAAGTTGCGTTACCTACTGCAATCGCATCTACATTTGCAGCACCATGGTTAGATTGTTTCTTAATAAGAATATTGGTTGGTGTAACTGCAGAGTCTGTTCCACCACCTGACACTGTAAACTCACCACCTGCTGTACCTATAATTAAAGTTCTAGTGGCAGTCATAAACCTAATTGCGTTTACTTGGTTGGAAGCAATCGTATATACAATAGAATCATCATCTGAGATTGTTCCTGTAAGATTAGCATCCATGTTTTCATAATCTCCTGACTTAGAAAAAAATACTGTTTGTGGTTGATTGGTTGTTCCTGCAAATACTAATCGTTGCTCAAAAAAAGTTACACAAGAAGGATGACCTGTGGTGTCTGAAAAAGCTCCGAGATACCAATCAGCAATAGCATTAGCATTAGTAAAAGCTGTAGTTATAGTCGCTACAGCAACAGTTGCACTGGTTCTTGCTGTAATAACTCCATACCCTCCGTTAAAATGTATTTGCCTACCTACATCTGTAGCTAACCAACCTACTCCACCATTAATACCTGTAATAGCAGATGCAGTAATATTTCTTGATCCTGTAGATGCGTTTGAAGGTGTTAAAGTAGTAGTGGTTATATTGGGATCTTGAAATGGTCCTTTGGTAAAACTTACTTCATCTAAACTCCAAGTAGTATGACCAGTACGAGATAGTTTTGCTACTTCGTGAGATGGGTGAGTAATGTACATAACATCTGCAGACTGTGCAAATTTAATATCAAATAATTGTGCTGTTGTGTAAGGAGTAGTAATTTCAAATACTTTATTAGATACACCACCAGAACTATATGTTGTAAATCCTGAACTGTTTATATCAACACCATCTTTATCTTGTAGTTCAAATGTGTTGGTTGTTTTGTCTGCAACTAAAAATCTTTTACCATTAACTTCTGTCATACCTGCAACAGCAGTAATTACTACTTCATCACCATTTGAATATCCATGTGAGTTAGCAGTTACTACCGCAGGGTTAGCTTTAGTAATACCTGAGATTACTTTGTCTCCTTCTAATACTGAACCATTGTCTTTATAGACACGAATTTTAAGATTAGAAAACTCTAACATATAAGTTTGAGTAGTAGAAAATTCAAAAGGAATAAGTCTAGTTTTATTATCGCTATCTGCAACTTCTGCAACAAAAGATGTTCCTGGTCTACGAGCCGCAGCACCATGAGGATATACAATTAAATTTTCTAAAGTTTTACAACCAGATGAATATTTAGTAAGATCGTTACGACCATCTAATCTAGGAGATAGTTCTCCTCCTGTAAAGTTGGTAAGTTGTACCGCAACTCTAGCCATAAATTAAAACCTTGAATTTATAAAAGTACCAGCGTCAATAACATCTGCCATTCCCAAATCTTGTGATACATTTTGACCTTCTGTTGAATCTACAAATCTAGCATCTCTTAATTTACCTTGAAACAACTCATACATATTTTGTGCAACAGGATTAGAGGAAGTAACTCCATAAGCAATATCAGCACCCAATGCAGCAGATAAAGTTTCTCTTAATAATTCATCGTACTCATTAGGATCAGTAACTCTTGATACATATAAAATTTTCATAGAAGAAGTATTGCTTAATACTTTTCTACCTTCTACTTTGTAATTAGAATCATAATCTAAAATAACTAACAATCGTAAGCAGTCTGAAGGTAAAGTATATTGATACTTAAATCCCCATGCTGGAGCTGTTGAGTCTGCAGCTAGTTCTACTCTTTTTTGTAAACAGTTCCAAGGATGAGATCTGAATACTGCGTCTCTTACTTGGGTGTATCTTGAATTGCAAAGTCTACCATTTTTTGAATCTTCTGATAGAGATAAAATAGTAGTAGCTCCTAATTGATTTAATGCTCCATTACAAATATCTACGATTGATGCCATCTATTTTTTCTTTGCTGTCTTTGCTGATCTTTTAAAATTTGCTGCGGTTGGAGATCCTTTAGATCCTGGCTTTCTCATTTTTTCATTTGAGCCAGCTTTAATTCTTTTTCTTTTTGCGTGAATGTTTGCGTATAAACCTTTTTTTGTCATAGCTATTCCTTTGTTATATATTTTCTTCTTATCTTCCTATTGGTCATCCGTTGCCAGATTTCCGCTTCGGTTCTCTCATTATGAATATCAAATCCATTATGAGCAGATGAGCTGTGTTTAAATCTGTCTACTAAAACAAATCTATAAACATAATCATCTTTCTTAAAATGTAACACAGGTTTGACTTCTTTCAAATGTTTCATTTAAAGAAAGATGGGGGATTACTCCCCCACCTAAACTGATTAGTAATTAGCTTACTATGTAAGTAATTACTCCGTTTACATCATCGTCATTAGCTAAAGCGGCTACGCTTTTAATTTCAATGATAACTCCATCTTTACTAGAGAAAGTATGATTACCACCAAGCAACTTAGTTGCAGCAGTATTACCTTCCATAGTTTGATAGCCAACAGTGTCAACGTCTAATCCGTCAACCATACCATCAGGATCAGCAACTACTGTTGTTCCCGATGTATTTTCGTATGCTTGCCAACCTATATCGATTGTTGCTGAACTAGCAACAATGTTACAATAAAATCTAGATAAACCACCTATGATTTTAACTGTTCCTGCTGGAAGTTTTCCCAGCACGATTTTAGATCCAGCATCACCGACACCATCTTGGTTAAAAGAAAAAGCTAATGTTCTTAACTTACCTGTATTACTTACAGCACCAGCTTTGACTAGAGGAGTAGCGATTGTAGCAGCGTACTCAGTACTATTTTGTGTTGTTACAGCCATATTATTTATCTCCTATTATGCTTCTTGACATACTATACCAAGAACTTTTGCTTCTTCCATTCTAGTAGCACCGATTGTTTGACAATAATAAACTTGAGTAGCATACGATTTGTCTGCTCTTTCGTCTATTCTAGCGGAAACATCTTTTCCGATAGCAAGTGTGATACCATCCTGTGCGAAGGCTATACAAGTTCTGTCATTACCAGATTTTGCAAGTCTATTTGATACAGTAAAGTTAAAACCAAGAAACGAGTTAATTTCACCCTGTACTAATGCTTTTACAGTATTGAAATCTGAACTTGTTACCTCAGTTGTTGCTAAAAGGTTTGTGATCTGTTCAGGTCCTACAACGATGTGTCTAGGAATTGAAGGATCAACATCTCCTAAATCAAAAGTCTGCTTAGCAGTTCTTAATTTAGCGATTGTCAAACCAGCTCCACCTGCAGCGATTGCAGTTTGAGCAGCAGTTGAAGTTGCACCTGTTTCGCCAGTAAAGGCATTTGCAGATGCAGCAGTTATGATTACATCATCCATTGCTCTTCCCATTGCCATTGCAGCAGCTTGAGCGTAAGATGAAGTTGGATCTATTAAAAGACGTACTTTGTCTTGTTGATCAATAAGATCAGCATATTCATAATCTGCAAGTGATACTCTTCGTCTTGAATGAGGTGTATCTATTTGCGGAGTGTCTGAATGTCTGCTAGTTTTTAACTGAGCAGTTACTGAGCCAACTTGATCAAAGAAAGCATTTTTTCCTACAACGCTTTCAACTCTGACTTTGTCTCTTAATAATGATCCCATTTGTTGAGAAAGCATTTGAATGTTAGCAGAATACTGCTGAACAAATGCTGTAGTTATTTGTGATGACATATTTGTCTCTCCATTATTAAAGTTAGATATTAATAATCCACATGACTATTAATAAAATTAAAACAGAAAGGTTCTCCATCAGAATTGATAGGCATTTCTTGCATTTAAAGTCTGTTAGACTAGAGTCTATTCCTTCTTGTCAGTAAGGTTCTTTCGAATTGTCTTACCTTTAACCCATTTATAATAAATATCTGCAGTTGGCAAGGGATTTATTTTATGGTTCTCAGAACCTGTTTCCTTAACCAACCGCAATATTTCTAATCTAATTTCTTGATCGTTTAGATTGTTATTCTGCATTTGCCATTTCTCTTAATGTATACACTTGTTGAACAACCTTATCGTGATCTGGGTGATTTTTATTCCAGTAAGGACCATTCGTATCATTAGTCAATGTACTTATTTCTGATTGAATATCTTTCATGGTATCTACATTTTCGCTTTCTGTAGAAATAATTTTATCTTCAGACATCATGCCAGCAATTTTTG